TGGATGAAGGCTTTATAACCACACATTCTTTTCCATCCGGTCATTATTTAACAGCTATTATGAATAGTTTAGTTAATCGTTTTTATACTGCTTGTTGGTATTTCAGAGTTATGTCTCACGCTAAGAGAAGCTTTACCGTTTCTTCGTTTTTAGATGACGTTGTAGATTTTGTATATGGAGATGATAAATTTAATGGTATAAGATCACACAGCGATATTTTGAATGCGATTAGTATGAGAGAATTTTTTAGAAGTATAGGTTTAGATTTAACTAATGCAGATAAAAGTGAGATTAAAACTCCCTTTAATGTTTTAGATGATTTAGATTTTTTAAAGCGTAAATTTGTGTATCATAACGATTTGGGAAGAATAATGTGCCCTCTTTCATTGCGCACTTTACAATCTGGTTTATCTTATGTGAATTTGTCAAAGGATGTTGATCAGGTTATGAGAGATAAAGTGCACAATTACGTTAGGGAGATTTATTTACATCCAAATTATAAAGATCTACGATTAGATTTTGAACATAGGTTAGTTTTTCGAGGTTTTGATTGTGAATTACCATCTGATGCATATTTGTATCAGTTGTATGCCAGTGGTGACTTATCTTATGATATGTTATATATGTAAATTGCAATTCTGAGTGCTTAAAATCCTTTATTACCCTTTATAGAGGAGCTACGATTGCAATTTATTTTAATTTTAAAGGAAAAGTTGATATATAAATTTTGATTCGTTGTATATATTTCACTATAAACATAAAATGGATTACAGAAGAAATTAAAACTAATAATGTGGATGAAGGAATGTCAGTGTCCTCGACTACACAAGGAGATTTGGTTAGTGCCGTGTCTCACATAGCTGACAATTTTTATTCAGGTGTTCGTACTAGGACGGCAATTGAAACTCCGTTTTTGTATATGCAGAAACCTAGTATTTCAAGCGTTCCGGAGAGTCTTAAGATGGACTTTTCAAGAATTTTAAATAAACCGTTTTTCGTTAAGAATATTTCATGGAGAGCAGTCGATACTACGCATTCTATTA